ACTAGGGTCTGATGCTCTGAGGAGCCCAGAATCAATCCTAGGGCCTCTCGGGCCCATGCCGAGCCGATGTTGGGCGGCCTCGGCCCATGCCGAGCCGATGTTGGGCGGCCCTTGCTACAGAAGCTGCTACAGCTACAGTCGTTTTCCTATTCTCCTCTTAAAAACTCATTAGGAAGATTATTATACCTATATTTAATTTCCTAATGAGCTTCTATTTCTAGAATAAGGAAAATACTGTAGCTGTAGCAGATTCTGTAGCAGGACTTGTGGACTCCACATCGGCCCATGCCGAGCCGATGTTGGGTGGCCCTCGGCCCTTGCTACAGAAGCTGCTACAGCTACAGTCGTTTTCCTATTCTCCTCTTAAAAACTCATTAGGAAGATTATTATACCTATATTTAATTTCCTAATGAGCTTCTATTTCTAGAATAAGGAAAATACTGTAGCTGTAGCAGATTCTGTAGCAGGACTTGTGGACTCCGCCGGCGCCACTTCAGATGGTTTCGCGCCATAACACGCGCGTGCGTCGATGGGGTATACATCGCCCCGCCGGCAAGCTATAATCCATTCTATAAGGTGAATCTTAATTACATTTAGGAGGACTCTACATGGCTTTAGGTGGCGCAAGGCGCGGGGCTGGTCGGCCCAGGGGTTCCGTGCAAAAGATCACGACCAAAGCTCGCGAAGAGGCGATGAAAGCTGGGTTGCTCCCACACGAGTGGTTGCTGAAGGTCAGCCGTGGTGAAGGCATCGTGCACAAGCGTTGGGTCGTCGAGTATGACGCCAAGGGCAACGAGAAGAGCAAAAAACTTGTGGAAGAAGAGTTCTATGCTGACTTTCCCACACGCATTGACGCCGCGAAAGCAGCAGCTCCGTACTACGCACCGCGCCTTGCTACACAAACCGTCTCCATCAGCGGCAACTCAGACGCCGTGTCCGAGGCCCTCAAGTCGATCGCGGAGAAGCTTCCAGTATGACTGACCACGCCCATCAGAAGGACATGGAGCGTTGGTATCCACTAGCCGAGCACCCCATTCAAACCGCCTTGGTCAATGACAAGGTGCGGTTCAAGGTGGTCCCAGCAGGGCGGCGGTCCGGCAAGTCCGAACGCGCCAAGCGCTTTGTGGTGCGTGAGGCCATGAGGGAGCCCGGGCCCTACTTCGTGGCTGCTCCTACTCGGGACCAAGTCAAGCGTATCTACTGGACCGACCTCAAGCGTCTCTGCTTCACGTCAGTTTTCGGTGACCGCTCAGTCAGCGAGTCTGAGCTCCAGATTCGCTTGCCCAACGGCAGCACGATCAGCCTCATCGGTCTTGATCAACCTCAGCGCATGGAAGGTGTGCACTGGATCGGAGGCATCATTGATGAGATTGCCGACGTGCGCGAAGGTGCGTGGCAGGAGCACATCAGCCCAGCCCTTGATACGTTCAACCCGTCGAGGCCCGACTATCGCCCATGGTGCTGGTTGATCGGCGTCCCTGACGGCTTGAATCACTATTTCGAGATGGCTGAGTACGCTCGGACCAGTGGCGATCCTGACTGGAAGCTATACACGTGGAAGAGCGCAGACATTCTGCCCAAGGATGTGATCGATGCAGCTAAGCGCCGCATGTCGCCGCGTCAATATCGGCAGGAATACGAGGCCAGCTTCGAGACCGCGTCCGGCCGTGTGTACGAGGACTACGGCCCAGACAACTACACGAACGAGGTCATCAAGCCCCATGAGCAGTTAATGTGGTGCCATGACTTCAACTTCACGCCCATGAGCTCAGGCGTCGGGGTCCGTCGTGGCAATGACTTCTTCATCCTCGATGAGATTGTTCTCCAGTCCGCAGTGGCCAGGCAGTCGGCCCTTGAGTTCGTGGAGAAGTTCAAGAACCACCAGAACCGCAGCGTCATCATTTACGGCGACCCAGCAGGCCGTGCAGGTGAGAAGCATGGACACGCCTCTGACTACACTGAGATAGAACAGGTTCTTCGCTCCAACAACTGGACCGTGACACGCAAAGTGAAGAACGCGGCACCAGCCATCAAGGACCGGCAGAACTCCGTGCGTGCCAAGATCAAGAACGCTAGGGGTGAGGTCAGCCTGTTCGTGAACATTGAGAAAGCCAAGTACGCCCACAAGGGCTTTTCCACAGTGCAGATCAAGAAGGGCAGCACCTTCCTGGAAGATTGCAGCGAGTACCAGCACATCACGACGGCCATTGGTTACTGCGTCGATTACGAATGGCCGATCAACTTCAAGGAGGATGTTAAGGTCGAGCCGATCGCGTCCGTTAATCATTTCAACCGTTAAGGAACTACCATGGCCCGACCAACCAAAGAGCAACGACTTGCTGCCATCCACAAGGAGGCACTCGTCGAGTTCGACAACATCCAATCTGCCCTGCGCGATGAGCGACTGCAGTGCCTACAAGACCGCCGGTTTTACTCGGTCGCAGGTGCTCAGTGGGAAGGTCCATTGGGCGAGCAGTTCGAGAACAAGCCCAAGTTCGAGGTTAACAAGATTCACTTGGCTGTCATCCGCATCATCAACGAGTACCGCAACAACCGCATCACCGTCAACTTCGTGAGCAAGGAAGGCAAGGAGCACGACAAGCTGGCTGACATATGCGCCGGCCTGTACCGTGCCGACGAGCAGGACAGCGGCGCTGAAGAAGCTTATGACAACGCCTTTGAGGAAGGTGTGGCTGGCGGCTTTGGTGCGTGGCGTCTGCGCACAGTGTACGAGAACGAAGAGGACAAAGAGGACGAGAGGCAGCGTATCCGCATTGAGCCGATCTTTGATGCCGACTCGTCTGTATTCTTTGACCTGAACGCCAAGCGCCAAGACAAGGCTGACGCCAAGAGCTGCTTCGTCATCACGTCCATGACGCACCAAGCTTACAAGGATGAGTGGGGCGATGATCCAGCTTCGTGGCCGAAGGAAGTCCATCGGTATGAGTTCGATTGGCTGACGCCTGACGTCGTCTATGTGGCTGAGTACTACCGCGTCGAGGAGACCCGTGAGACCGTCTACGTCTGGGAGACCCTGAACGGCGATGAGGAACGCTACAATGACGCCGACTTCGAGGCTGATGAGACCTTGGAAGAGCGCCTGCTCGCTGTTGGCAGCCGTGAGGTTCGCCAGAAGACCATCAAGCGCCGCCGCGTCCGCAAGTACATCCTGTCAGGCGCCAAGATTCTCGAGGACTGCGGCTACATAGCCGGTAAGTGCATCCCCATCGTGCCCATGTACGGCAAGCGCTGGTTCGTTGACAACGTTGAGCGCTGCATGGGTCATGTCCGCTTGGCCAAGGATGCTCAGCGCTTGAAGAACATGCAGCTGTCGAAGCTCGGTGAAATCAGCGCCATGTCCTCGGTTGAGAAGCCCATCCTCACACCTGAACAAGTTGCCGGCCACCAAATAATGTGGGCTAATGACAACATCAAGAACTTTCCCTATCTGCTTGTCAATCCCATTACTGACGCCAATGGTAATCAAGCCATTTCTGGTCCGATCGGTTACACCAAACCGCCTCAGGTTCCACAGGCTTTGGCTGCTCTGCTGCAAATCACTGAGCAGGACATGAAGGACCTGCTTGGTAACCAGCAGGCCGGCGAAGAGCTCCAGCCCAATATCAGTGGCAAAGCAGTTGAGCTCGTGCAGAACAAGCTCGACATGCAAACCTTCATCTACATGAGCAACATGAGCAAGGCCATCAAACGCTCAGGTGAAATTTGGTTGAGCATGGCTAAGGATGTTCTGGTCGAAGAAGGCCGCAAGATGAAGTCCATCGGCCCACAAGGCGAGATTCAGTCAGTCGAACTGGCCAAGCCCATGATTAACGAGAAGGGCGAGATTGGGATTGAGAACGACTTGTCTGACGCCGAGTTCGACGTCAGTGTGGACGTCGGCCCTTCGTCTTCTAGTAAGCGTGCCGCCACGGTCCGTGCTCTAACCGGTATGGCTTCCCTGACCGATGACGCTGAGACCAAGCAGGTCCTTGGCGCCATGGCCATGATGAATATGGAAGGCGAAGGTATCACTGAGGTGCGCGACTACTTCCGCAAGAAGTTGCTCCGCATGGGAGTCGTCAAGCCCACTGAGGAAGAACAGCGGGCCATGGCTGAGGAAGCTCAGAACGCCAAGCCCAATCCGAATGAGCAGTACTTGCAGGCAGCGGCCGATGAGGCCACGGCCAATGCCACTCAGGCTCGCGCCAAGACCATCCTCACGATTGCCCAGGCAGATGAAACCAAGGCCAAGACTATGAAGACACTGGCTGAAGTGAACTCGTCAGAGCAGCGCCAGGCCATTGAGGTCATCGAAAAGTTAGGTGGATTGGGCCAGGTCCAACCTCAAGGGGCCGAAACTGTATCCCAGAACGGCACTTCACTGTAATATCTTTGTTTATGCGGTTCCCACCCAGCCGCTCTAATGGGTGAGGTTTGAATGGGGTCATTGAAATGAACAAAAAGGCAGACGACCAAGCAGCGGCAGACGATGAAGTGGTAACCTTGGAAGACGAAACCACGGTTGTGGACGGCGAGGGTGAAGACAGCAACACCGACGAAACCCAGTCCGATGACAACGAAGGTGAAGGCACCCAGGAAACTGCCACTGAGTCCGATGATGTTGTGGTGACCATTGGTGAGGAAGCGCCACCCACTGAGGAAGAGACCCGAGCGCCCGAATGGGTACGTGAACTGCGCAGGATCAACCGCGAGGACAAGCGTCGCATCCGTGAACTGGAAGAGAAGCTCAACGCCATCAAGACTGCTGAGACCAAGCCGGCAGCCTTGGGTAAGAAGCCCGCTCTTGAAGATTACGATTATGACGCTGAGAGGTTCGAGCAAGCATTGACAGCTTGGTACGACCGGAAACGTGAAGCCGACCAAGCTGCTGCACAAGCTGAAGCTGCACAAAAGGAACAGCAGAAAGCTTGGCAGGCCAAACTGGATGCCTACAACGAGGCGAAAGCTAAACTGAAGGTCAGGGACTTCGACGACGCCGAGGCGACTGTCCAGGACATCTTCAACGGCACCCAGCAAGGCATCATGCTGCAAGGAGCTGAGAACCCTGCGTTGGTTATCTACGCGCTGGGCAAGAACCCAAAGAAGGCCAAGGAAATCTCGACCATCACTGACCCCGTGAAATTTGCTTTCGCGGTGGCTAAACTGGAGACTCAATTGAAAGTTACGCAACGCAAAGCAGCCACAGCACCTGAGCGCATTGTCCAGGGAACTGGCAACAAGTCTGGGACTGTGGACCCAACCCTCGAGCGGCTGCGTGCAGAGGCGGCAAAGTCTGGTGACTTCACCAAAGTCATCCAGTACAAGAGGTCGAAGCAAGCGGCTAAGTAGACCATTTTTGAATAGGAGCCAATCATGGCAAATGCATTTTCCAAAGAAGAACGCATCGCGTTTGAAGACATCCTCGAAGGCTTCAATGACGCCTTGGTCCTGAGCCGCAACGTCGCGACCTACAACGTCGGCGGCACCGAGATGGAGCGCTCGCAAGACACCATCTGGCGTCCCCAGCCGTACATCGCTAACTCGATTGACGGTGCACCTGGTACTGACATCTCCGCCCAGTACAAGGACATGGTTCAGCTGTCTGTGCCCGCCACCCTGGGCTTCAGCAGGACTGTGCCTTGGACCCTGAACGCCAAGGAACTGCGCGACGCTCTGCAAGAAGGTCGTCTGGGCGACAGCGCCAAGCAGAAGCTGGCCAGCGACATCAACGTGGCAATCATGAACGTGGCATCCTCCCAAGGTACCTTGTTCGTGAAGCGCACCGCTGCGGCTTCTGGTTTCGACGACGTCGCCCAGTGCGAAGCAGTGTTCAACGAAATCGGTGTGCCTTCATACGATCGCTACCTCGCTCTGAGCACACGCGATTACAACGGCATGGCGGGCAACTTGGCTGGTCGTCAGAACGTGACTGACCTGCCGAAGGAAGCCTACCGCCGCGCCTACGTCGGCATGATCGCCTCGTTCGACACGTACAAACTGGACTACGCCAACCGCAAGGCGGCCGCTGCCGGCGGCTCAGGTCTGACCATCAGCACTCTGGACTCTGCTGGCAACTACTACATCCCCAAGGCCACGATCACCTCCGCGGGCGGCAAGATCAACGTTGACAACCGTTACCAGACCGTGACTGTTTCGAGCACCGCTTCGGTGGCTGCTGGCGACGCCTTCACGATCGCTGGTGTGAACAGCGTGCACGCCATCACCAAGGGCGACACCGGCCAGCTGAAGACCTTCCGCGTCATCAGCGTGACCAGCGGCACCACGATGGTCATCAGCCCGCCAATCATCAGCAACCAGGTGCCTAACGACGCTTCGGCCCAGTACCAGAACTGCGTGGTGAATGCCAAGTCTTCGACCTCGGCCATCGTGTTCTTGAACACCGCTGACGGCTACCAGAATCCGTTCTGGCAGAAGGACGCGCTGGAAATTCTGCCCGGCCGTTACGCCGTCCCGTCCGATGCTGGTACCGCAGTGATGCGTGCCACCACTGATCAGGGTATCGAACTGGTCATGCAGAAGTTTTATGACATCAACACAATGACGACCAAGTACCGCTTGGACACTCTCTTCGGTGTCGTGTGTAAGCAGCCTGAAATGGCCGGCATCATGATGTTCAGCCAACCCTAAGCTGATTGAAGGAAGGGGCTCCGGTCCCTTCCTTCAACCTACCGATCAATCCACCTGAGGGCACCGAAATGACTGAAGAAGTTCAAGCTGCTGACGACCAGTTTCCCACGCTCGTCTACAAGGGCCATGGCCCGCACTCCCGCGCCGGCGGCACGTACGACTACGCTGCTATTAACGACCAGGAAGAGCTCGACGCCAAGCTGGCTGATGGCTGGTTCACCACGTTGCCTGAGGCCATTGACGCCCACGACAAGCCCGCGGTGAAGTCTGATGACGCGCCGGCAACTCGTGCTGAGCTCGAGACCAAGGCCAAAGAGCTGGGCATCCAGTTCGGCAAGAAGACGACTAGACGCTGAACTCAGCGCCTCAATCACTAAAGCACTCGCCAAGGAGCAACCATGGGCTGGACTAAGCGCCAATTCGTCACACAGGCCTTCGAAGAAGTCGGGTTGGCGGCTTACGTTTTCGACCTGACCCCTGCGCAGCTGCAAAGCGCCTTGAACCGGCTGGACTCCATGATGGCGTCGTGGAACGCTAAAGGAATCCGTCTCGGTTACCCCATCGCGTCAAACCCACAAAATAGCGACCTTGACGAAGAAACCAACGTACCTGACTCGGCCAATGAGGCCATCTACCTGAACCTCGGGATCCGCATCGCTCCTGGCTTCGGCAAGACTGTAGCCCCTGAGACCAAGGCCGCGGCCAAGATGGCCTACGATGTCTTGCTGTCTCGTGCCGCCGTGCCACCTGAGCAGCAGTTCCCAGGCACGATGCCTTCTGGCGCAGGCAACAAACCATGGCGGGTCTATAACGATCCGTTCTTTCATCGACCAGTTGATCCCCTGCTTGCAGGTGAAGACGGCCCAATCGAGTTCAACTAGGAGAACCTCACATGCCACAAATCAATCAGCTCGCTGCCGTCGATCAAGTCCAGTCTGGCGACCAAGTGCCAATCTACTCGGCAGCCAACGGCGACGCGCGTAAGGCCGCGCTCTCGCTGCTCAAGACCTTCTTCCAAGAAGGTATCACTGCTTCCGACGACAAGATCACTCAGTTCGCCGCCCCTTCAGCAACTGGCTTCAGCATTCAGGTCAACAACAACTCGGACAGTGTCTGGCTGGTGCTTGCACCGACTGCTGACTTTGCCGCTGGCACTCTGGTGCTTCCTGCTGTGGCCAACTGCGTTGACCGTCAAGAAGTCTTGGTGAACTGCACCCAAGCCGTGACCGCTCTGACCGTATCTGGGAACGGTGCTACCGTAACTGGTGCACCAACCGCATTGGCAGCCAATGCATTCTTCACGCTCAAATTCGACGCCGTAACCTCGACGTGGTATCGCGTCGGCTGACTAAGGAGAACATTATGTGTTTCAACTTTTCAAGTGGGGATAACTTTACCGAAGGTGTCACCTCGGTTGCTCCCATCTACAGCGTTTTTGACAACACGGCAAACGGCAGTGACAAGTCTTTTACTGTTCCGGCTGGCGAAATGTGGAAGATCATGTATGCCAACGTCAAACTTGTAACGTCCGCAACAGCTGGCGCCCGTCAATTGCGTCTCACTATGACCGATCCAAGCGGCAACGAAGTTGGTTATATCTCGGCAGGCGCGGTGCAGAATTCATCCTTGGTATACAACTATGGATTCTTTCAGGGCATTAATCGTGAAACGTCATTTATAGACAACATGATTCAAGTTCCAATCCCCATTGACCTGTATCTGCCCGCTGGTTCGACTATTCGATTCCACGACTCGGCAGCCGTTGACCCTGCCGCTGACTACATGGTGGTATCTTTTGGTGCGCAGCTCTTCAAGGGATGCTGAGACATGCAAATTCCTGTTCTAAACGGCATCTATACTGACGGGGTGGCGGATTTCCGAACTTCCTACCCTGTCAACATGGTGCCGGTGCCAAAAGAGCAAGGGATTAGCAAAGGATACTTGCGCCCGGCAGATGGCTTGGTTGCCAATGGCACAGGCCCCGGTGTCAGCCGCGGCGGAATCAACTGGTCTGGTATCTGCTATCGTGTCATGGGCACAAAGCTGGTGACGGTAGCGGAGAACGGCACGATCACTGAATTGGGCGACGTGGGCGGATCAGGTCAAGTGACGTTCGATTACTCCTTCGACCGCCTCGGCATCGCATCAGGTGGCAACTTGTTTTACTGGGACGGGTCAACGCTAACGCGTGTGGCCGACGCCAACCTCGGCACAGTGCTCGACTTTTGCTGGGTGGATGGCTACTTCCTCACCACAGACGGCACGTCACTTGTCGTTACAGAACTCAACAATCCGACCTCTGTTAATCCACTGAAGTACGGCAGTTCTGAAGTCGATCCAGACCCAATCAAGGCGGTGCTCAAGGTGCGCAATGAGGTCTACGCGTTGAACCGGCACACAATCGAGGTATTCGACAACGTAGGCGGAGAGTTTTTCCCATTCGCCAGAATTGAAAGTGCACAGATTCAGAAGGGCGTTATAGGTACACATGCCGCTTGCATCTTTATGGATGCAGTAGCTTTTCTTGGCGGCGGACGCAATGAATCCCCCGGCGTATATCTTGGCAGCAACGCAAACGCAATCAAGATCAGCACCCGCGAAATCGACACGATCTTGTCGGGCTATACTGAGGCACAACTAGCTCTGTCGGTGCTGGAGACGCGCAATGATAAAGCGCATCAACATCTGTGGGTGCGGTTGCCAGATCGGACGCTTGTCTATGACGCGGCGGCGTCTCAAGCGCTGGAAGAACCGGTTTGGTTCCATCTGACGAGCGCGATTAATGGTTTCTCGGCGTACCGTGCAAAGGATTTGGTGTGGTGCTACGACAGATGGCTTATTGGAGATGCTGAGACCTCAAACGTCGGCTACCTGGACGACTCTATCGCCTCCCATTTTGGCGAGACTGTGCGATGGGAGTTTGGCTCGCTGATCATCTACAACGAGGGTCGCGGAGCCATCTTCCACGAGTTGGAACTTGTTTGTTTGACTGGTCGTGTAGAGTTTGGCAAAGACCCGCAGATTAGCACGTCATACTCGGTGGACGGCGAAACTTGGAGCCAAGACAAGTTCGTAAAGGTTGGCAAGCAGGGTGACCGACTTAAGCGCATCGTGTGGTTACAGCAAGGTCATATGCGCAATTGGCGAATGCAGCGATTCAGAGGCGACAGCCGGGCGTTTATCTCGGTGGCGCGTCTTGAGGCGCATCTTGAAGCATTGGCGGTGTAACCATGGCGCGCTTAAATCTCACTCGTGACCAATTGGCGGCCTTTCTGAAAGACCACCAGTCGATCAAGCAGTTTGAACGGCTTTTCCAGGTTGTGAATGATGTGCTGGCGTCCAGCGATGCGCAAATTGCAGAATCGGCAGCCGCCAAAGTTCAGGAGGCTTTAGACGCTCTTCACCGCATCGCCGATGCTTTGGAACTGCTCGCTTTGTCGCCAGCCGCCCCGGCGGTTTTGGGAGAAGACGTAATTGTCATGCCAGCAGTCGAATTGTTGCAAGCCGATAATCTCGCGCCGCCTGTTCAGGTTGGCACGCTTGGGCAACAACAGGCGGAATGCGTCTCAATATCTGGCGGCACAGTATCTGCTAATCTCAAGAACAACCAAACAATTTTGCTTGAAACGACCACTACACTTTCAAACGGGGCGGCAGCCGCTGTCGGCACACTATCTAACGCCCCTGTAGATGGCGATCCTACAAAATGGGTTGCCATAAACGACAATGGCACAATTCGTTACATCCCAACCTGGTAAGGAGATCCACCATGACCGTCACCGTCAAGAACATCATCCCGCGCAAGCAAGCTGAGAACGTGCAGACGACACAATACACTGCGACAAACTGCAAAACAATCATCGATAAGTTCACTGTGACTAACACCACAGCAGGAGCCGTGACCTTCGCTTGCAACCTGGTGGCCTCAGGTGAAGCTGCCGGGGTGTCGAACCTGGTGCTGAGCACTAGATCGATCGCCGCCGGCGAGACCTACACCTGCCCTGAGCTTGTGGGTCAGGTCCTTGAGCCAGGCGGGTTCATTTCTACGTTGGCTGGTGCTGCCACGTCGTTGACTATCAGCGCTTCAGGCCGCGAAATCACCTAAAGTGGTTCGCTTTTTTCTATAGATTCATGGCAGATACCATCTCAGCTGAGCCGAGACTCGAGCCGCCAGCAGCTCACAAGTCCCACCAAGGAGTGAAGTGATGAGTGGCACCGCAATCAAAAAAGCAACAGCGTTGGAAGCCCTTGAAGGCTACATGCTCAACTTTCCACAGGTCGAATGCCCGGTTGTTCATCACTTCGGACCTGGCATCTACATCCGAGAAGTTACCCTGCCTGCTGGCACAATCGCCATTGGACACGCCCAGCGGTTTGAGCACCTTAACATCATGTTGACAGGCGCAGTCGCAATGGTTGGTGACGACGGGCAGACCAAGGTGCTGCGAGCACCCATGATCTTCGTTGGCAAGCCTGGGCGCAAGCTCGGCTACGTGCTCGAGACCTGCGTCTGGCAGAACGTCTACGCTACCGAGGAGCGTGACATCGACAAGCTCGAATCGATGTTCCTCGACAAGAGTCCCACATGGCAAGCCCATGCTGAGGCAGCTAAGCAGCTTGAGTCTTACCGCCGTCGTGAAGACCGTGAAGACTTCGAGCTGGTGGTCCGCCTTGCTGGCTTCACTCCAGACGTCGTGCGAGCTCAATCAGAAAACCCTCACGACCAGATACCCATGCCTGAAGGGTTTGGCGCCAAGTTGACTATTCGCCCATCGGCCATCGAGGGCCTTGGCGTGTTCCTCAGCTCGCCTGCTGAAGCTGGTGAGGTGCTTGGACCAGCTAGAGTCATGGGACGCCGTACACCTGCTGGCCGATATACCAACCACTCAAAAACTCCCAATGCCAAGTTCACCAAGGACGAGAGCGGTACCATTTGGCTCGTGGCCACTCAGCGAATTGCTGGTTGTGTCGGCGGCGGCCAAGGAGAAGAGGTCACGGTTGACTATCGTCAAGCTCTCGCCCTCTCGGGCATCAATTTAATCGAAGGAGAATCACAATGAGCGGAATCGCAACGGCCGTCGTGGCCGGTTCAGTCATTACTGGCGTCATGGCTAGCAAAGCCCAGTCTGACGCAGCTGAACATGCCGCCGACGCGCAGATTACCTCGAGTCGGTCATCGATCGAGGAGCAGCGGCGCCAGTTTGACGCGATCCAGAAACTTCTGGCTCCATACGTGAGCGCTGGTGTACAAGCAATTGGTGGTCAGCAAGAACTGCTCGGTCTTGCTGGGCCAGAAGCTCAGCGCCAGGCAATTGCCGGTATCGAATCATCGCCCCAGTTTGCTTCGATGATGCAACAAGGTGAGAACGCCATCTTGCAGAATGCCTCAGCGACTGGTGGGCTGCGTGGCGGCAATGTCCAAGCCACCCTTGCTCAATTCCGACCACAATTGTTGAATCAATTGATCGAGTCCCAGTTCAGTAAACTCGGCACCATCTCAGGTCTCGGTCAGGCGTCGGCCGCTGGTCAAGCAGCTGCAGCTCAGCAGACTGGCGCCAACATCGGCAACGCGTTGACTCAACAAGGTCAGGCCGCGGCAGGTGCGGCATTGGCCCAAGGACAAGCGCAAGCCCAAATGTGGGGGAATATCGGCGGGACCATAGGCAATGTCGCCACGCTCAAAGCAATGAAGGTATTCTAACCATGGCACAACCATTCAACTACATGCTCAACGTCCCTGACCCGACTCAGTCGGTCATGGACGGCATTCAAAATGCACTCAACATCGGCTACATGATGTCGCAGCGAAACCTGGCCGAGCAGAAAGCCCTCGACCTGCAGAAAGCTCGTGAGACACAGGCCCAGATGGAGATTGACCTTGGCGCTCTGTCCAAGAACCCGACACCGTCGGCTCTGGCCAGCATGATGGTCAAGTACCCCAGCCTGAGCGAGAGCTTCAAGCGCACCTATGACGTGCTGAGCACCGAGCAGAAGGATTCACGTCTGGGCCAAGCCACGCAGGTTTACGCCGCACTCCAATCCAACAAGCCTGAGATCGCCCAGCAGCTGCTGACTGACCAAGCTGCGGCCTACCGCAACTCAGGCCAAGAGCGTGAAGCCAAGACGCTTGAGGACCTGGGCATGCTGATCAAGATCAGCCCTGAGACGGCGAAGACCTCGGTCGGTCTCTTCCTTGCTTCGGCCATGGGTCCTGACAAGTTCGTCGAGACGTTCACCAAGCTCCAAGGTGAGCAGCGTGATGCTGAGCTCCACCCGTCGAAGCTGACTGAGTCACAAGCCAAGGCCCAGAAAGCGGCGATCAGCGCCAAGTTCGCCGAGGCCAACGCCGTGCTTGACCTGCAGAAAAAAGGTTGGGACATCACCAAGATACAAGAGGACATCAAGATCGCCAAACAGAATGCTTCAATCGCCGCTCTCAACGCCCAGATCGCTCGCGAGAGCAACCAGATTAAGCGCGAGGAATACCAACTTAAGTTGCAAGACATGATCCAGAAACGGGATGAGGCTGTACGCGCCAAGGCAGCTGACCTTGAGGCCGCCCGCGCGAGCATGGACAATATGCTCAACACGGCTGACCGCATCCTGAAGACGCCGATTGGCGTGGTTGATTCAGCTGCCGGCCCAGTGTCGTCGCGCATGCCCACACTCAGACAGGACACGGCTGACTTCGAGGCTCTGGTTGAGATGCTTGGCTCACAGTCGTTCATGGCCCAGATCCCCATCATCAAGGGCATGGGCGCACTGTCTAACGCTGAAGGCGAGAAGCTCCAAGCTGCTCTGCAGAACTTCAGCTTGAAGCAGTCTCCTGAGCGTTTGCTCGAGAACGTCAGAGAGGCCCAGCGTTTGATTATAAAGGCACGCAAAAACTTGACCGCGCGGTCAGGCATGCCTGAGACCATCCCTGACACGCCTGCCGTGAGCACTTCTGGTGCCGACATCGATGCGCTTGTCAAGAAGTATACCCAAGGAGCCCACTAATGGCAACACTCCAAGAACTTGAGCTGGCCTTGGTCAACGCCGACAAGGCGGGTGACCTTGATGCCGCTCGACGCTTGGCTGCCGTGCTTGTCAAGGCTCGCCAAGATCCCAAAAACCAGATACCAGACATGATTGTGCCTGGCACGACCCAAGAGTACGTTGAGCCATCCCTTGGTGAGAAGATTGTCGGCGCTGGTGAAGCTGCCCTGACAATTGGCACTGGTGCCACTGGCGGAACAATTGGCATGATCGCCGGCGCGTTGAAAGGTCTGGCCGAGCAGATATTGTCTGGCCAGTTCGGCAGCCGAGAAGCGGCCAGCCTAGTTGAGAAGTCAGCCATGCAAGGAGCTCAGGCACTGACCTACACGCCCCGCACGCAGTCAGGTCAGGAGCAAGTACAAGCCGTCGGCGAAGTGCTCCAGAACGTCCCTCCTGTCATCCCAGTTGTTGGACCTATCGGAGCCGTCTCTACTAGTGCCAAGATGGCGCAGCCAGCGGTGGCGGCAACTGCCGGTCGTGTCGCAGCTCCTGTTGTGGCTGCCACCAAGCGAGCCGGTCAGGTCGCGGCCAAAGTTACTGAGCCGATTCGTGAGATGATGCCTGGCGCAACTTCCAAGAGCCCAACCCCTGGCACCCAGGCATCTGGCGGTTCAGCTGGTGTGGACATGGCTACTCTGCGCCAAGCTAAGGCCAATGAGTTGCCAGTGCCCATCAAGCTGACTGAAGGCCAGAAGACTCGTCAGTTCGAGCAGCAGCGCTTTGAGCGCGAGACCGCCAAGCTACCTGAGGTTGGGGCGCCCATCCGCGAGCGCTTTGCCATCCAGAATAAGCAGCTTCAGCAGAACCTCGAGGCCTTCATTGACATGACTGGAGCTGAGGCTCCTGACCTGCGCTCCATAGGCCTGGCCGTGGACAAGGCGCTGCGTGACCGGGCAGCCCGTGACAAGACGCGCATCCGCACCTTGTACAAAGAGGCTGAGAAGGCCGGCGAGATGGAAGCCCCTGTCAAACTCGACGCCGTGGTTCAGCATCTGGTTGACAACGCGCCTGAAGCTGAGGTGGCCAATGTGCTCAAGGCAGCTCGAGCTAAAGCTCTGCAGCTTGGTGTAGCCATTGAGGCGCCTGATGGCACATTGATTGCCCGACCTGTCTCGTTGAAGACGGCTGAGTTGTTCCGTCGCTCGATTAGCGGTGCCACCAACGCTGAGCCGACCAACATCATGCAAGCTTCTCAGATGCGCAGCCTCATCGACGCATCGACCGAAGGTCTGGGCGGCAACTTGTACAAGCAGGCTCGTGCAGCACGTGCTCGGTTTGCCAACGACTACGAGAACATCGGTCTGGTGAAGAACCTGCTTGGCCAGAAGCGCGGCTCTAATGATAGAGCCATAGCCATGGAAGACGTGCTTCGCCGCGCAGTCATCGACCCATCGACGTCGCTTGATACGGTCCGCCAAGTTCGCCGGCTGCTTCAGACCGAGGGGCAGAATGGCCGGCAAGCTTGGAAGGAACTGCAAGGCGGTACGCTCAAGTTCATACGTGACGAGGCCACCAAGGGCGTGGGCCGTGATGAGCTTGGCAATGCCGTCTTGTCGCCAGCGCAGCTCGACCGCGTTATCACCCAGCTCGACAAATCTGGCAAGCTCGACTTTGTGTTCGGCAAGAAAGGCGCTGAACAGCTACGCACCATCAACGACGTGGCCAAGGACGTGCTTACTACTCCGGCTGGCGCGGTCAATACAAGCAACACGGCCAGCGTGCTTGCAGGCATGATGGACATCGCCATCAGTGGCACGGCGGGTGTGCCTGCACCAATCATGACAAGCTTTCGATTGGCAACAAAAAGCATCAAAGATGCGAAAACTCGCGCCCGCGTCAAGCGGGCTCTCGGTGAATAAAAGGAGTCCATATGTTTCAAGTTCAGTCGCCATTTCAGCAGTTTTTTGGTCTTGAGGGAGGTCCTCTTGACGACGGCAATATCTACATTGGCGCTGCCGGCCAGAACCCTGAGACCAACCCCATCGCCGTCTTCTGGGATGAGGCTGGTACACTGCCTGCAGCACAACCTCTTCGTACGTCAAATGGCTACATTGTGCGCAACGGAACTCCGGCTAGAGTGTTTACAGCTGTAATGGATTTTTCCATTATCGTCGCCGACAAAAACAAGCGTGTAGTGTTCTATGCGCCATCAGTTCCTCCCCTGTTCTCTGATTTATCAAATACTAGTAACCAAACTCTTGGCGACGCCCTGGTTGGAGTCAAGTCACTATTGCCTGGTGGCGTTGCCAGAACGCAGCATGAGAAAAATGCTGATGTTGTCAGTGTGTGTGATTTTGGTGTTAAGGGCGATGGTTCTGATGAGACTGCATATCTGCAAGCGGCGCTGAATTCTGGACACAAGTGGTTATCTTTGTCAGGTAAAACTATCACGGCCGGGACTGTCACATTACCATCTGGCGTAGGTCTTGTTGGAGATGGTGGGACTTTGAAAGCCAAATCTGGGTCATATTATCAAATTTACATCCCAGACGGTTCGGCAAACAGCACCATCCACGGCATAACATTTGATGCTTCAGGACTCGTAACAGAAGGTTCTCCAATGGGTGAAGCTGCCTGCATATCTTCTGCGACCACATCTGGGACGATGTCTGGGTTGAGTATCACAAACAACCGATTCTTGAACATCCCTACAAACCTTGGGCAACGCATGCACTCGATACAGTTAAATTACGGTGAGGCTTACGTCAGTGGGAACTATACCGAACAATGCGGTGGTGACATTTACAACTTCAACAACGGCTACTTTATTGTAACTGGCAACACGGCAAAAAATAGCGGTGATGGTGGCATCGCATTTAATAACGATGCGCGCGGCTGCATCGTTGGCAACTACATTTATAAATGCGATCTTGGGGTAGGTGCAGGGCCGGAAGGTACAGACGCTAATCAGGATCACACGTTACTAATCTCCAGTAATGAAATTGTTGCTTGCGGCGACGGCATCAACATGGGATGGTTTGCATATAAAGGAAGAAAAGGGCCCCGGAACGTTAAGATAGTTAGCAACACTGTGGCTAAGTGTAAACGCTCTGGGATACGATATGATGGCAGCGATGATGGCTGGACGGGCTATGTCACGATCGTTGGTAACACAATCTATAACTGTGGCAGTACAGATCATGACGGGTCGGTTGGCGATGGGATTGGCATCTCAATTGGTGGATGCAAATATGTGATTATCGGCAGCAACACTCTCCACGATAACGCTGGCACAGACATCGTAGTTGGTGCCATTGAGAATGTTCAGGTCATCGGCAACGCCGTGAACGCCGGTACTTATGCTGAAGCTGGCGGAAGCTGGGCTGACTTTGCTAGCAGCTACGGTCTTATTGCCAACAACACGGCCTTTGGACGCCGCNTACTTATTCGGAACTCAACAGGAGTGCGGGTAACAGGAAACACTCTGACTCTTGGCTTGCAAGCTGCCGATCAGGGGGCTGTTGTGGTTGGCGCAACATCCACGGAAGTTACGATCAGTGAAAATAATTTCGTATCCTGTGGCAATGCCATCTATTTGCAGAACCTGGTCGGCTGGTTTGCCAATGACGTTCTGGATAGTAACAAGTTCTTCAACTGCATGAATAAGGTCGTAAACTCACCACTAACACGGCACGGAGACGTGTATGTCGAATGCGAATATGGTGGGGTTGTTGATGCATCGGGCAATTTTGATATTTCACATGGCACAGCGAATGGGGGCGGCTACGTGATGGCTGCTGCCGCGTTTTACAAAGGTAACAGCGGCGAATCGTTGCCCATGACTTTGGCTTACATAGATGGTAGCATAGCGCGATTCACTACAGATGCTGGTAACAAGGACAGAATCTGCCGCGCGTGGCTGCGCTACAATAAAGATGCAATTACCTGGTAAGAATCGATAACAAGGAGCTAATAATGTGGACTCACTACTGTAATTCCGAAAAGTGCTTGCTTGACGTTGAAGACGGCGAGGAATGCAACTGGTGCGGAGTAACTCAAGAACTAACGCGTGATAAAGAAGGGGAGACTGGGAATGGACCAAACACTTATAAATTGGCTGCTAGGTGGCCTCGGAACTCTCATCGGGTTCTTGCTCAGTGCAGTTTGGCAATCTGTCAAGGACCTGCAGGTTACTGACAAGGAGCTCACGAAGAAGGTCTCTGAGATTGAGATCTTGGTGGCTGGCGACTACGTCAAGAAGGATGAATTTATGTCCCATATGACCACACTGTTTGCCAAGCTCGACAAAATTGAAGACAAGATTGACAAGAAGGCGGACAAAAGATGATCTACACCCTCAGCAAAAAGTCGCGAGACCGCCTTGCTGGGGTTCACCCGGACCTCGTCAAGGTTGTTGAACGCGCCATTGAGATCACTGAGATTGACTTTGTCGTGCTCGAAGGAGTTCGCTCCAAGACTCGCCAAGAGCAACTCGTCAAGGCGGGCGCCAGTCAGACCATGCGATCGCGCCACCTGACTGGTCATGCCGTCGATCTCGGTGCTTACGTGGCCGGCTCAGTTCGCTGGGACTGGCCTCTTTACCACAAGCTTGCTGTTGCCGTCAAGCAGGCCGCCGCTGAGTTACAGATACCAGTCGAGTGGGGAGGCGATTGGGCGACGTTCAAAGACGGACCACATTGGCAATTACCTTGGAAGGAGTACCCATAATGGACCCGGTCACACTCAGCGGAATCTTCAGCATTGGAACCAAGCTCATTGACAAGATATTCCCAGACCCTGAACAGAAGGCGAAGGCCCAACTGGAGTTGCTCAAGATGCAGCAGTCAGGTGACCTGGACGAGATGAAGACGCAGCTCAGCGCCATCATTGCCGAAGCCAAGTCCGCAGACCCTTGGACCAGCCGAGCCAGACCGTCGTTCCTGTATGTGGTCTACGTGATACTCTTGTGGAGCATCCCGATGGGTATTTTGACCATCTTCCGGCCAGAGGCTGCGGCCGCCTTCACGGACGGGTTCAAGGCCTGGATGCTGGCCATCCCAGAGCCCGTGCTAACCCTCTTTGGTGTCGTGATGACTGGCTACGTCGCAGGACGGTCATGGGAGAAGGTCCGCGGCGCTACGAAGTAAGCAGGGGCTGGCAGGAACCATACAGGGTTGAAAAGAATGGCTTAGACCATAGGAAGTTATGGGCTAAGCCATTTCGTGATCCCTCGGGTCATTCCTGAAGGTCAAGTTGGATCAAATCTCCACAAGAAGTTGCTCCCAGGCCCGTCCGGTGCCTGCCCAGAGCTCCCGAGCCGCCGAGTGCGGGTACTCCTCCACAAAGACGATCCTCTCGCAGCTGGTGTTGAGCAGCAGCTTGACGCAGGTCATGCACGGGCTGGTCGTCACGTAGCACGTGTGGATGCTGTAGACGTCCTTGCACTGGAGCATAGCGTTCTGCTCAGCGTGGATCGCCTGGCAGCCGTCGAGGTTCGTCCCGCTCGGTGAGTTGGCTCCTGAGCAGGCGTGGGGGAACCCCGTCTCGGAGTACGGGTCATGGTGGTTGCAGTGAGGCAGGCCAGCCGCGACGCCGTTGTACCCGGTGGCCAGCACGTGGCCACGAGCGTTCAGCAGCACGCAGCCAACTGCTCGGCGGCGGCAGGTCGTTCGTTGGGCAGTCAGCAGGGCCAGTTTCAGGGCCCATTCGTCGCGGCTGGGTCTCATGTTACAGCTCCCACCAACGGCAGGCGTCACCCGGCCGACTGTCACGGATCATCTTGAGCTCCGACATCAGGTAGGCCGGGTCGTTCCACAGCAGCTTGGGCGTCTCAACCTGATCGAGCACCTGGCTGGCCAGACACAGCTTCGCGTCCTCCCAGTTGGTCTCGTACAGGTGGCTACTGGCCGCCGTCAGGAACAGCCTGCCAGGCGACACGGCATCAGCGGCCAGTCGGTGCCCATTCAGCAGGCCGCAGACGAGGTGGCTCAGCATGCTGAAGTTGAAGACGTCGTAGGGAACGCCCAGCCAGACGTCGCTCGACCGCATGAACACGTGGGCATTGAGCTTGCCGCCACGGAGGTTGAAGAAGATGGCCACCGTGCAGGGCACGTCCTTCGTCTGGGGCGGGCACTCGCGCCAGATCGTCAGGCCAGCTTGGCGGCTGTTTTCATCGGCCCGCAGCTTCTCGATGATGTAGGGCAGCTGGGCCACGATCTTGGGGCCGTAGGCGCCGAAAAAGCGCTCGCCGTCGTCGCTGAAGTCCTTGATGCGGCTGTTGTACGGGGCGATCGTCTCGACCCGGTCGTCACCAGTCAGGATCCAGAAGGCCTCGGCCGCCATGAACTTGTAGCTCAGGCTGCGGTCGGGCACGCGGAGCACGGGTTTCCGCATGTTCACCACGATGGTGCGCTGCGGAATCTCACGGGTCATCTTGCCGCGCGGTGCCACGAGGTCACCGTTGGTCAAGATGTCGTTGACGGCCTCAAGCCAAGTGCGTGAAAAGTCTTGCATGTTGTTCTCCTTAGATGAGGTCAAGCAACGGGTAGCGCTGCTTGAAGTTGAAGCGCTTCCAGGTCTGGGGATGCTGGACCGAAGCGGCTTTGATCTTGAGCTTGTACAGCTGCTGGTAGGCCTCCGTGCCCATGGCAATGATGCGCTCAGGCGCCAGGTCATACAGCACGGACAGGTCCTGATCGGAGTTCAGCCAGAGGATGTCGTCCTCGCCAACCTCGATCAGGTCCAGTTGGTCGGCCAACCACTGGCTGCAACCCTCGTCACTGAACGAGGCGAAGGGCCACTGGTACCAGGGATCGTTGTCCTCGCGCTCAGCAAACGACTCGCCGATCAGCACGATCCGGGCGTCCCAGTTGCCAGCCGAGGCCAGACCAAGCGGGTGTTGGCGCATACGCAGGCCATCGATCAGCAGAGCCACCTTGTTGACCTCGAACAGGTCGCCCCTCGTGTAGTCGTAGTCCACCAAGGGCAAGTCCGTCGGCTGCTCAGCATAGAGGTCGTAGACCGTCTTGAGTTGGTACTCGTTGTCCAGCATCTCGATGTGCTTGCGGCTGAGGTAGTTGGCCTTGACGGTCTCCCAGCTGGGTTGGCACTTGACCACAACAGCGCCGCACCGCATGGCCAGCCGCTCGAGCATCCGGCGGCTGGCCGACGTCAAGCGATCCTTGCCCTCACGGAACGCGACGCCGTACGGCATCTCACTCAGCCAGCAGCGATCGAAGACCACGTCCTGGTAGCCAAGCAGCGCCGGCATCATGGCCTCGACGTACATGCGGCCGAGGTTCTTGCCGACGCGAGGCAGCGAGGTGAAGTGCACGTACTTGGCGCCGGTCATCTGGGCGTAGGACTGGGCGGCAGTCGATTTGCCGCCACCGTCCGGGCCCTCGAAGATCGTCAGCTTGCAGCTCACTTGGTCCATGACAGAATCTCCTCCAGGCGCGCCTCGGGGCCAGTCCAGCCTTCCGGCTTCTTGACATCGAAGGCGCTGCCCCGCTTGCTGTCCTCAGCCTTGGCCACACGGACCTTGGCCATGTTGCACGAGTGGACGGCGTCCATGCCAGCGTGCCACTGAGCTGCATCGATGCCAGCGAACAGCGCCGTGCCGTAGGCTACGTAGACCAGATCCAGCAGAGCGTCGAACACCTTCACGCGGTTGCCCTCGGCGAGCGCCTCCTTGAGCTCGTCTAGCTCCTCTTGCAAGAACTTGACCCGGAACTCCTGAGCTGCCGGGTCGTTCATGAGTTGATCAACAGCCCCCATAGGGAGGCCGAACTTTTCGTGGAACTCAGCGACATTGCCAATCATCAGAACGGCGCTCCTTTCGTGGTGGTCTTGCGAGCAGGCTTGACCGGCTTGCCGTCAGCGGCTTTGCGGCAGACCCAGAGGTTGTTGCGAGCATGGTCCTCGTACAGCGGGCCAAAGATGTTGCTGATGGCGTCGTTGTCAAAGTACTGCTCCAAAGCCTTGCGAATCTCCAGCACAGCCGCCTTGCTGCAGCCGGTGGGGTCGGCCTTGCCGATGTGCTTGATGTCCATGAACGTGCCGAAACGGCGCTCGACCACGTAGCCAGCCTTCTCGATGTAGCTCTGCAGCTCAGGCACCGTGTACTCGTGGATGTGGTTGGCCGCGTGGCGCTTGCCATCGTAGACCGGGGTCGAGAGCAGCAGGACACCGCCCGGCTTGGTGCAGGCGAACATGGCCTTGAGCAGGTTGGCACCGTGCTCGACCTTCATGTGTTCGATGACCTCGTAGTTAACGACGACATCCCAACCCTCGGGACGCTTCTTGAGCAACTCCTTGTAGCGCTCGACGAAGTTGAACTCGCCGTGGAACTCCAGACGCTGGTTGTTAGACGGCTTGAGCTTGTTCAGATCCACGCCGGTGTAGTGGCCAACGTGAGCAGCAGCTCCGCCAGTCAGGATCTTGCTGAGCGGCTTGTCCTCGCCGCAGCCGACCTCGAGGACGTTGTCCTTGGCCGAGATGAAGCGGCGGGCAAAGCTCCAGCGGAAAAAATGTGCGGAATAATCTCTGTGAAGCGTGCGGCCGTGGCCTGCCTCACGTAGCTGGGTGGTGTCGTAGTCGCGGGAGTCGCGTGAAACTTCTTTGGATTTGGCCATGATGATTACCTCTTTCGTGTGTTGCCCACACCCAATACTCTATAGGCGTGGAGTGAGTTTTTTTCAGAGGCCGTACACCGTTCAAGATTGAACAGCTGGTTATCTACTTTGCCTCAGGAGGATTCATGCCTTGTTTCTTGAGATAGTTCCGATACCATTTTGTGTACCCGCGCTTCTTCTCATCCAGACCGAACTGAGCTTGGACCTTCTCGAAAATCTGGTCGTCAGTCAGCTTGCCCTGCATGATCAGGTCTTGGAACATCTGGGCTGCAGACGTCTTCTTCTCGCCAGTCTTGGCCGCTGGTTTTGCAGCAGGCTTAGCTGTCTTGACCGGAGCCGTCTTGGCGGCAGATTTTGCGGCAGGTTTTGCGGGAGCTACCTTCTTCGCAGCGGTCTTGGTGGCGGCAGCCTTCTCAGTCGCCGCAGTCTTATTGGTGGTTGCCATATCGGCCTCCTGTTTAGACACGTTAACAATCTGGCCCAGGTAACCCAAGGCCTCCTTGGTTGCCCCGATGGTCTGGCTGTAGTTGAGGAACAACTGACACGCCTTCTCTGCGGGGTAGTTGACCATCGGCTCATACCACTGGTCGAACTCGTTTGCCGCCGCCGTCAAAACCTGCAGGCCCTCATTGACGTCGAGCGGGATGTACTTCACGTGGGTGTCAGTCCGCTCAACCTGAATGCAGGTGCGGCGCTGGCGGTCATAGCACGGGATGATGCCCGGCGTTGGTTTTTTACTTGCCATTCTTCTCTCCATATAGTTGATCAGCCAGCACCGACAGTTCCAGCAGGCCCTGCATCAGGACCTTGGCCCCAGGCCAGTATTGTGGGCCGTAGACCTGCCAGTGGAATTGCACGGTGCCATGCTTCTTGCTGAGCATTGCGCGAGGACCGCCATTGATGTAGAGCTGGAAGCGCTGCTCCTCGTCGGTGCTCTCGTCGCGAATCTCAATGCTATTGGGATCGCTGATCATAGGAACTCGATCCGACGAATCTGGCCGTGCACCTTCGCCATCGCAGCGAAATCAACAACGAGGATGTCCTTATGCACTACGAAATCGACGGCCCGGCCGTCACGATAATGGACGCGTACTTTCATGACGGACACCTTAGACCAACTGGCCTTTACGCTTCATCTCGCAGCGGTACCACGTGGGGTAGTGCTTCTTGGAATCGTCAAGATCGAACTGCTGCTTGAGCTCAGCCCACACCTCTTGGTTGGTCTTGCCGGCCAGGATCAGGGCCCGGGCCGTAGCGGAGATGCCCGTCCGCTTGGTCCCAGCAGCGGGGCGCGCAGCCTTGGCGGCCTTGGTCTCAGCAGGCTTGGGGTTCTTCAGGGACTCGAGGTACATCTCAGCACGAGCGATGTGGCAGGCGAATTGGCCGTCGCTCATCACCTCGATGAAGGCGTTGTAGTCGCGGGCGTGGACGCCCATTTTGCGGAGCACCGCGGTGGCGGAGTCGCGGCGGGCGTAGAACTTGACGGCGTCAGCTTGGGTGGTCTTGGTCATGATGGTTCCTCAGCAAGTCCGGTCGATGTGTGACCGTGATTAGATTCTAGCGCGGCGCAATGGACTTGTAAACACCTATTTTCAACTATTTGCGCAATTTTTTGAGCGCATCAAACAGAGCATTCTGACCACGACGCTTGGACTTCACAGCCGCTAGGATCGCCTCATCAATCGTGCCACGAGCCATGATGTGGTGCACGAAGACCTTTTTGCTCTTGTTGCCCTGCCGCAGCACCCGGCGGATGAACTGATCATAGAGCTCGTAGTCCCAGGTGAGTGAGTGCCAGCAGACGTGGTTGCCCACCTCTTGCAGGTTCAGACCGTGGGCCATGGCCTGAGGATGCCCCAGCAAGACAGGCAGGTGTCCAGCATTCCACGCCTTCTCCAGCTCAGCCGAGCGCTTGGCCGTCACGCCGCCGCCGATGTAGGGCACGTCCTTGCCCAGCCGCTCACGGAGCCGATCGAGGTCATGCTCGAAGTCGTAAGCCACGAGAATGGGTGAGCCCTGCAGCTCCTCGATCAGATCGGCCAGCGCATCGACTTTCTCAGTGTGCAGGTTCACCCACTCACGCTTGGACTTGGGCAACTTGACCAGGGCTTCAACCTCAGGATCGAGGTAGATGCCGCCGTTGGCCACCTGCCTGCACTTCATGGAAGCCGCCGCTGCTGTGCTGGCCACGACAACCTTGGCATCGAGCTTGGCGATCAGGTCGTTCTCAAGCCGGTCGTACATTTCCATGATCTTCTCAGGCAGGTCCACCCGGATGTTGTTCTCGATCAAGGTGGGCATGTCGAGGTAATCGTCAGCCGCCATGCGCAAAGCGAGCGGGTTCAGGCGCTCGTAAATCTCTTGCTCGGCACCTTCTCTGATGTTCCAGCTGAAGCCGTCATGGCTAGGCACGAAATACTTCATCCGATAGTGGGTGACGTACTGACCTAGCGCACGACCTTGGTCAAGGATGTAACACTGGCCAAACAAGTCCATCAGGCCATTCGATGCCGGCGAGCCTGTCAGACCCCAGCGGCGGCGGAAGGTGCTGAGCACCAGCTTCAACGCTTTGAAGCGGTTGGTGTTCGTGTGCTTGAACTTGGACAGCTCGTCAACGACCAGCGTGTCGAAACCCAGCTGCTTCCAGCGGCGCATATCCACGCTGACCTTGGTCTTACCCTGGGCAGTCTTGGTTTTCTCAACCTGCAGCAGCCACTCAAGGCCCTCGGGGTTGATGACGTAGACGTCAGCCTCGGTCTTGAGCAGCGCGTCCTTGTTCGGCCCGTGGAGGACGCAGACACGGATGCCGCTGAAGTCCTCCCACTTCTCGACCTCCTTGGGCCACACGCTGTAGCAGACGCGGAGCGGAGCGATCAGCAGGACCTTGTCCAGCAGCTTCTTCTGCTTGAGTAGCTTGATGGCGGCCAGCGTGATACTAGTCTTGCCTAACCCCGGATCTAAGAACAGCGCAGATGCGTCGTGCTCGAGCAAGAACTTGACGGCTTTCTTTTGATAGGCGTGTGGTTGCCACGGCTTCGATGACGGCTTGAAAAGCTCGGATTGCATTGTCATGTACCTCAACTTGGTAGCCCAACTTTCTCAGCTGGGTGTGGATGTAAATCTGCTTGGGCGCAAGTTCTTCCCCAGGTCGCTTGAACTCAATCAACAACGGACGACCACCGGGCAGCCAGAAGATCCTGTCTGGGTACCCCGTGTCGCCCGGCGTAACGAGCTTGGAACCTATGATCCCGAGGTGCTTCCACACGAGGTCGCAGGCGTCCTGCTCGATCTTGCTTTCCAGCTGCCTCATGGCAGCTTGTGTCTGTCACGGCATGGAGCACAGACACCGTTGACCAACCTTGCTGACCACTCGCCGCAAAGATCGCAGTCGCCTGGCCGCCCTGCTGGCATCTGACTGGCCTGCTCGCGTATCTTCTTCACCCACGCGGCTTCAAGTACCTCATCACACTCCAGCTGACGATCAATTTCATCTACCATTGGTCACCCCAGCAACTCGATTGCGTGGAAGGCCTGAGACTTGGCATCGTCCAACGCGTTGTGGCAGGTGCCTTGGCGCTGCATCTTGATCGACGGCTTCAGGCTCTTCAACGTGCGGTAGCAGCGGTTGTTCCAGAACTCCCACGGCAGTGGCTTCTCGACGGAGGCGTAACAAGCCGTGAGGATGGCGTTGTCGAAGTCCGATCCGTTGCCCCAGACCTTGACCTTCTTGAGGTCGAACTGGCTGAGGTACTTGGTTAGCTCCTCCAGCGCCTCGGGCAGCACCTTGTTGCCACTGGCAGCTCGTGCCTGCTTGAGGACCTTCTGCGCCTCGGGGTTTTGCTTCTCCCACCAAGCGATCGTGTCCGGGTCGATGTGCAGGCCTGCCTTCTCGCAGCTGTCCAGGCGCACGACCGTGTACAGCTCAGGACCCAGCTCCTTGGCCTTGGCGTCGAAGGCCACTGCCCCAATGGACAGGATGGCGCAGCCAGCGCGGCGGCCCAGGGTCTCAAGGTCAATCATCACGTGTTCCATGTTCATCTCCTCAGTATTTGCACTGGCCGCCACCGGCAGCCTTGTTGCTGTTGCGGTAAAAACAGAATCGGCACTTGTCGTTCGGGCGGGGCGCGAACTGCTTATCATTCAGCATGGCCTTGGTCCGCTTCTTCCACAGCTTCTTGAGCTTGGGGATGTCAGTGCGCGTGAACACCAGCTCAGCGCCAGCCTCAGGGTATGTGATGCCGAGGTCCAAGTAGGCGAGGCGTGGCTTGACCTGCTGAATGTGCTCGTGAAGAAGCAGGGCGGCCAGCGCGTAGAGCTCCAGCTGCTCGACGTACTCCTCATTCATCTCAGGGCGGAACTTGCCCGTCTTCCAGTCCGTGATGATGAGGGTCTCGTCGTCCTGATGGTGGGCGCAATCAATCTTGATGCGCACAACGCACTCTGCCCAATTATCCCACTGTGTTTCAGACCAATCTTTTGTGAAAGCCCAGTTGTCTTCGACCACCATGCCGTTGATTTTCTTCTTGTACTGGGCCCGCAGCTTCTTGAACTCGTCAGCAAACAGCTTGAGTTCAGGCGGCAACGAGCGGCCCTCACCCTTGATGTACTTCTCAGCCAACTTGTGGATGGCGTCGCCGCGCACCATGGCCTCATTGCCCGGCTCGCGTATATGATCGATCGCGCTGAGTTTCAGCTTCAACGGGCATTGCTTGTACGTGCTGTAGCGGCTGAACGACCAGCTGGTGACCTGCTTGATCGGGATGGTTTTCTTGTTCATAGGATCTTTCCTCGTTTGTCGTAATCCTGGAGTTCGTCCCAGTTGGTTGATGAAATTGAGCCTTCGCTCAGGATAGGGACGTCGAACTCCACCCCTTCCATGGCTTGGCGCAGCACCTCCATCTCAGTCTTCATGATCTTCTTCGGCACGCTGACTGTGATTTGGTCATGAACGCTGAGGATGATCTTCGCCTCAGGGTGCTTGGCGGCGTGGTAGCTGATGATCGCGGCTTTGGTGCAGTCGGCAGCCGAGCCTTGAATGAGCACGTTCACGAGCTTGTAGTCAAACTCCTGGATGCGCCCGTTGATCAGCTTGGGTTCCTCGCAGTAGTACTCACGCCCACCCCAGGTGCGGATAGGCTGCTTGAACTTAGCGCGGACCTTCATGTCCTTGTACATGTCACGCAGCCCCGGGTACAGCTGCAAGATGGCCTTCTTCAGCTCAGCTGACTCCTCGACCGTCATGCCGTTGCGCTCAGCCAGCTTGCCCACGCCCATGCCGTAAATCAGACCCAGGTTCGTGTTCTTCACCGGCTTGCGGTCGTAGAACTTGCCCATCTTTTCGAGCTCCGCCTTGGCGTAGTCGTGGAAGTCAATCCACGGGTTCTCGAGGTACTTCTCCATAAGGGCGCCGCCATCGAAGTGGGCGAGGATCCGAGGCTCCTGCTGCGAGTAGTCGCGGTCGATCATCACGTGCCCGGGGAAGGGCGTGATGTAGCTCCGCACCTTGGGCAGCGGAGGCAGGTCCTTGAACGGGCACTTGGGCAGCTTCTTGTCGGGCGCCTCGTGGTGGAAGATCGGCTGGAACTCCTTCGGGATGTTCTGGAAGTTCGGCGTCGATGACAGGCGACCAGTCCGCGTGCCGACGTTGGTGTCGCCTGACGGGGTCTTGGTCTGGTTCCAGGTCGTGAAGATCAGACCATCTGAGGCCTCGGCCGTCGCCAGCCAGGGTTGCATGAAGGTGTTCAGGCAGGTGTTCAGCTGGGTGCGGTACTTGAGGATGGCCAGCAGGACCTTGTCAGTGACCCCTTGCAGCAGAGCCTCCTTGTTCGTCTGGAACTTGCCAGTCGGGGTCCGCGGCACCAGATCGGGATCAGCTTTGCCAGACAGCACCATGGCATCGACGAGCTGCTGTCCAGAATCGAGGTTGATGTCGGGGCTGGCCTTCAGGGTCTTGATGATCCAGAGGTTGATCTTGTCGCGCCACTCGTTGTACATGGCCACATCGTTGCGCAGCCGCTTGAGGTCCACGGGCAGACCTTGGCGCTCCATCTCCAGCAAGATGGGCATGAGCTGGCGCTCGCGGTCGTAGGCGGCCAACATGCCACGCTCAACCGTCCTCTTCCAAAGCAGGTTGAAGATAGCCTCAGTCCTGTCAACGTCGCCGTTGGCGTACGTGCCCACAAGGCCGCCAGGTGCGTAGGCGATGTAGCGGCCGAAGTAGTGCTCAGATGACCTCGACTTGCTGATCTTGACGCCTGGGACCGGCTGGTGCTCAATCAGCCAGTCACCCACAGCATCGCGCTCCTCAGCCGGCATGTTGAGCAGGCGGGCCGCAGCAGGCTTCAGGCCCAGCTCAATCTGGTGGGGGTCGTCGAGGAACAGCAGAAAGAGGGTATCATGGACGCGTTCCCAGCTGGGGACAGCCAGACCAAAATGGACGTCAGCCACGTCCACGTCGAACTTGCCGTTATGGAACAGGACGCCGTCCTTGTGCGCGTAGGCCTTAGCCAGCTCAGCGGCTGCTTCAGACCAACAGCAGTTGTTGCCCTCAGAATGGCCGAAGGCGTAGTACCTGGCCTTCTTGCCTGGGTACTTGATCGAAACACCAACGGGCATCGGCGGGTACTTGGGCCTGTCCTCAATACCGAATGTTTCAAAATCCAAACACACTGGTTTAGGCTGCTTCATGATGCCTTGGCCTCGAGCTCGGCGCGCTCACGATCGGCGCGGACTTTGTTGAATCTGCTGTGAATCCGCTTGATGAACTGCTTGCGCCTGCGCCCCTCCAGCTCCTCTTTCAACAACGCCTCGCAGACCGGTTCACCAGCCTCACGAAGCGCATCGTTCAGTGCTAGCCAAGACTGCAAGGCTGGGTTGTTCACCGGCTTCTTCTTCATAGCTGTTGCTCCTGTGTCAAAAGACCCGGCAGGTCTGGCGGGAGGAGGTTACCGTCAGACCTGCCGGGCAAAGACGGCTACTGCAATCAGTACTTGCGACCGCGAGCAGGCATAGCTGCTGCGCGGCTGCCGCGCTTCGGAGGAGGTGCCTTCTCCTCGTCAGCTGGCTGGTACGGGAATTCGATGGTGGCCTTCGCCTCCTCGTGACGCTGCATGATGACGCCCATCAGCTCGTCAGGGATGTTCATGATCGGCTCGAAGACGACCTTGAACTGGGTCTTCGGATCGGGAACGACCTTGACCTTGGTGACGATGCCGAAGGGTGGCCGACGCAGAGCACCAGCCACCTGCTTGACAAAGCTGGCGTAGCCCTTGACCGAAGTGACGGGCAGCTTCATGAAGCCGATCGCAGTCGAGGCGAAGTGCTCCTCTTCCTCAAACAGCTCGAATTTGCCAGCCTGATTGAACGAGCCAGCCGGGATCATCGCCAGACGGCGCGTCTCACGAGCTGCCTTGCCGCGACCAATATCGGCCGAGCCCCACTGGCAGACGTCCGACTCGATGCACAGCTTGCCGGCGAACTCAGGATCGGAGTTCTCGTGCCAGGTCATCGTCTTCTCATCGCGGCCGAAGGCGAATGCCGTCGGGCTCTGAGGGGCGTCGGGGTCGTACTTGCCTTTGTAGTAGGTGGTCTCGAAGATGCTATCCAGGATGACGACTGCCATCTGGTTGTTCGGCAGCGGGGCGTCTTGCCAGGAGAGGACGCCGCCCTTCAGGCTGAAGAACTGACCGCCGCCAGTGTTGGCTTCCATGCCAGCCGCAATATCGGCCTGCTTGGCCAGTTCTTCGTCCCACTTGACTAGGGCGGTGGATTCGGATGCCGTTGCTTTTTTGGTTGTTGCCATGATTAGGAACTCCTAACTAGTTACACGTTCGCGGGGTTGAAGAACCAACCGCCTGAGGCCGCGCCCTCAAGCAGCTGGGTTGAGCTACACCTTGTTGATGCTGATGGACACGGCGTTGAAGCGCTCGACACCCGGCACCTCCTCGCCAGCTTCCCAACGCTCCTTGATGGCAGCATCAGTGATGCGACGCTGCATGAGGTCGAACTGGCCGGTCTTCTTGACATACTCGTAGAAGGCGCCCCAGTCCTTGACCTGCGGGATCTGCTTGGTCACGACCGTCACGCGGGCCAGCTTGCCAGCCACGCCAGAGGCCTCAGACTTAGGCAGCGTGTTGATGATGTGCTCCTTGAGAGCAGACTCCTCAGCCGCGACCTTGTCAACCTCCTTCTGCATCTCCAGTCGCTTTTGGCGCAGCTGGTACAGACGGTCGGCGCAAGCGCCCATGGCCTTGGGGAATTTGTACTTGGGGTTCTCGACTTCGCTCATGATAGCTCCTCAGCAAGTTTAAGGTAGGCCAATCGTATCTCAGACCGGCCTGGTTGTAAATAACTAATTATTCGACCGCGATCAACCGACCAGCATCGCTGTCGTGCTCCTCATTTGGCATTGGCTTACACCAGCACTCGAGTGTAAGCTCGTGCTCGCTCAGGTCGTTGACCGGCACGACATGGTAGCGGCGAGGGCTATTGAACATGCCCGGTTCCTCCGCAGGCCATGCAGGGCATGTCGATCGAGCTGAACCCACGGCTTTGCTTGATCTTGCCGGTTCCGTTGCACTGAGGGCACGCCTTGGGTGCCGAGGCTTCCTCCATGGCGATCTTGTAGGCCTTGCGAATCTCGTTGAAGTCGCAAGGATTCCCTCCGCGATCGGGGTGGTTCACCATGACCAGCTCGCGCCACTTCGCCTTGACTTCGTCAGGCGTCGCGGTCTCAGGCAAGCCTAAAGCCGTGAACGCCTTGCTCATAAATGATCACGCCTCCAGTTCATTGCTGAGCACCTCGTCAAGCTTGTTGGCGTACCAGATGGCCTTGCGGTTGTCCTCGACCGCGCTGTCCTTCTTGCCCAGGCGCCACTGGTACTTGATGACCTGGCCACGCAGAAAACCGATGAACTGCTCCCGGCCCAGGGCAGCGCGGATGGCGTCGATGCACTCGACCCCGTTGTCGGTCTCAGCGTAGTGCGGCGGGTGGTTGACCATGTCCTTCAGACGGACTTGGCTCATTCTTCCGCGTCCTTCACGTCGGTTTCGGCGCACAAGATGTTGATGAACTCGAGCAGGTCGGCCTTGGCAACCGGGATGTCGGTCTGCTCAATCTTGACGTCCTTCTTCTTGCAGCCCAGCTGCTCGACCAGTGCATTGCGGGTAGTGCGGGCGTCGGCATTCGTGGCAGCGTAGCGCTTGGCACCAGGGCCTGTTACGAGGTAGCAACGCATGATAAACTCCTTATTTACATTGAGGTGAAAAGAAAGGCGCCTTTGAACTGAGCTCCTTGGCGCCTCACTGGGCAGAGGCTGCTTACGCAGCTTCCTTGATGCCGGCGGTCACGCTCTTCAGCGCTTCTTTCACAGCCTTGGCTGCGGCCTTGTCTTCCGGCAGCTTGGTGCCCTTGACCACTGCCAAGCAACGCTTGGTCTCGGCCTTGACGGCCTTGGCCACTTCCTTTTCGATCGCGGCCTGCACAGCTTCGTCGGCCAGGGCGGCTTTCACTTCTTTTGCGTTCATGATATTCACTCCAGGTGGTTGATGAAAGCTTTGGGACGGTTCCCTCAGTAATTGCATTTTACGCCGCGGGACCGCCGTCGTAAACATGTGGTTTCAATATTTTGAGCCTTTCGAGCCGCTTTGTTTCTTCATCCAGTCATCGAGGTGCTTCACAGCAGCTTGCGGAGTCGCCGTCAACCACTGGTCCGCGTTGCGCACCGCGTAGTACCGGCCTTGCGATCCATCGTGAAGCCGCACCGGCTTGCCACCGCAGATTTGACGAACCCCGGCCCTAGCCAGCTCGCGACCAAGACCGTTGGCGGTCGTACCCGTCTTGCCGGTCGGGTCGTAGAACTGCAGCAGCTCCTTCGACGTGAACAGGTCCTTGCCAACCACAACGTCGCCGACACGCAGAACAAAGTCAGGAGACGCCATGAGGCTTCGCACCCAGCCGGCCAGATCAGACTGCATGTTCGCGATCATGCGCTCCTTGGCCATGGTCTTGAAGGCCGGGGCTGCTGGGTTGAAGTCGCCGAGGTCCAGGTTCAGCAGGTAGTCGAACACGGCAGCCGATCCTCCGGTGTCCAACCAGAGGTCGTACTCCATGTAGAACGCTTCGTCCATCGGCCCTACCTGCACCTCATGGATGAAGAACCGCCGGTCATCGTCTTCAAGGAAAAACGAGTCCGGGTGGTTGGCCGTAAAGAAGTAGTTGATGCAGTCAGGCACCACGTAGGTTGGGACATACTTACCGTTGACACGGAGATCGCGCTGGGTGATGAGCTTCTTGAGGAAGTCAGCATCTTGCCGCTTGTTCGATCCGGTCACGTCGTCGCCCATAACAAACTGACGGCCCTCAGCCCACTCGTTGAAGCTGCTGTGCAGGTCCATCTGGCTGATCTCGGTGAAGTTCTGGCCATAAATCCTACCCAAGGTGTAGCCGATCAGCGACTTACCAGTGCCGTGCTTGATGCCGTGGATGACGACCGAGCTGAACAGCTTGACGCCTGGGTGCTGCAGCGGGTACGCGCACCACTTGAGAAACCAGTCCTTGGCTTTAGGTTCGGCACCGGTGAAGATGTGGTCAACGAGCTGCAAGAACAAGCTGACGTCGCCCTTAACTGGCTCAACACCCCAACCCGGCCAGATGTTGTACATCGGTAGCGGGCCATCGATGAACTTGTCGCGGCCTGGTTGGTAGGTGAGTTTAGCCACCTCAGTACGCAACGGCCAGCGGAGCCAAGCCTGGGCGGCTGGCACGGTAGTGAAGCTCACTGAACCGTCGGCCTTGAGCTTCCGCTCCTGGTAGTTGCGGGTGGCTTCAAGGTGGCCGGTGAAAGCGTTGGGCGTTGACTTGAAGGCCGTCTGCTGGTCAATGATCAGACCCGGGTTCTGCACGTAGACGTACTTCTGATTGAGCGCCCAGAGGGGACGAGTCAGCCCCAGGGGCTCAGCCTCAGCCAGCAGGTTCCGGAACATCTGGTTGGCAGTCGGCCCGGCGTGCACGAGGAAGTCATCCAAGCCGACCTTCTCCAGACCCTCAAGGGCGGGCAGCGAGACAATGTGGGCGAAGGCACCTCGGCGATGAAGCTCCTCAGCCAGCTCATGCAAAGCCGCGCAGACCATGGGGTTGGTGGTGTAATCCGAGTCGAAGCAGATGTAGACGTTGCGCTTCACCCACCGAACAGGCTCGAGGCTGGGAAGCCAGTCAAGACCCAGCTTGCGGCTGCGCCAATTATAAACTCCACCGATACCGATGGTGGGGAACCCCTCCTTGCAGGCCTTGGCCGACTTCAGCTCGCCTTCTGTGATGATCAGTGGCCGATCGACGTCCTCAACCAACTCAGCCCATGCTTGGTTGGCTGGGAAATAGGCAACAGGAGCTGTGTTGGGCTCCTGCGCGTAGCGTAGCGGTTTCTTGTTAGCCAGTGAGGCGAAGTCAGCGCCTGTCTCGAGATACCGCAGCCGGTAGAACGGCTTGGACCCAGGCCAGTCAGCCAGAGGTTCCCCATCGATGCCGAAGTAGTCGAGGCGCAGACTGCAAAGCGGCTTGAAAGCTGGGTGGAGGGCGGCCGTCTGCTCGCCGCTAAGGAACGTCATGCCGAGGATATTGGCATCCTCGATGGTGAGGCCAGATGAGGCTAACTTTGCTTCACCCAGGCTGAATGCTTTTGAATTAGTAACTGCTGGTTTCTTCTTGGTTGTCCGTGCCATTTAGTATGTATCTCCGGTTGTCAACTGTGCGTTTTGCGTCGCCCCTCAGCGCGTTGCGACGTTCCACATGCTCAGCCATGAAGAAAGGTGTCAGACCGACCAATTCTTGCTGAGGGAATTTGCACCACCGGAGATTCCCAGAAGGGAAAGAGGAGGAACACAGCCGGTCTGACGCTTAGAATCTTATCGCACTCAACTTCGACTGTAAATAGCTGACTAGAGCCGCTCGATTGTGATGATCTTATCATCATCAACTATGCAGTCATAACGTCCTTTACCTTTGCTGAGATAGACAGCCAGCGTAGCAGGCGTCTTCTTGATAAGCTCAGCCGCCTCCCCAGTTGTACAAAGAACTGAGCCGCCCCCTTGCCATGTAACGCGGCAATTTGGGTTCTGTGCTCGAGCCTCGACGGTAGCCCGCGCTTTGCCTCCTGGCGCCCAGGCAGCTTTACGGCGGTCAACAAAGAGGTCATCTGTGGAACCTACATAGGTCTGCAATCGAATGATCTGGTCTGCCACTTCTTGGCGCTTGGATGCTTGGATGGCGCTCACAACATCAAATAGATCCTTGATGAGTTGTGGGTCAGGCTTCTTGTCAGTCTTTTTCATTTCGGAATCTTTAGGAAGTTGTCTGGAAGATTCTACGTTAAACTTTGCTGGAAGTACATAGCCGAGTAGGCACGGAGAGCGAACGCGGAGCCGCGTGGGCCCCGGCCGCCAGAGGCCCCAGAAGGTCCCAGAGGCGTTTTGCACAGCAGGTAATAGGGTGACTAGGGTCTGATGCTCTGAGGAGCCCAGAATCAATCCTAGGGCCTCTCGGGCCCATGCCGAGCCGATGTTGGGCGGCCTCGGCCCATGCCGAGCCGATGTTGGGCGGCCCTTGCTACAGAAGCTGCTACAGCTACAGTCGTTTTCCTATTCTCCTCTTAAAAACTCATTA